CGATTCCTGTCTCTGGATGTTTTTCTTGACAAACTTACCGGTCTCGCCGCCCGGAATAAACGGCTCGCCAGTCGGAAGCCGACCATACGGAGCTTCCGCACCTCTTCGATTTTCCTTTAGCAGCGCGAGCTCCTCGCGCGTCTTCTTTACCGCGTCGGTCGCTTGCTTCGCTCGGCCAGAAATCCCTTCCAGCGAATTGCCCAACTCGGCATTGATCGCGGCTGTCTTTCTCGCAGCATCTTCGGCTTCCCAGTTCGCAGAAATCCAGCCCGCAAAAGCGGTGACGGCTGCGCCAGCCGCGACGACAATGCCAACCGGCCCGAATAAGCCCTTCCCAAGGATCGCAAATAAATGCGTGCTCTCGGCGATCGACTCGGCGAGCGGGCCGCCAATGGTTCGCGCTACGACTCCAACGGATCGCGAGATCGAGTGGAACGCGTGCGTCGAGATCGTGTTCGCGTGCGTGACGCCGGACTCGAACTTCTTGACGCCGCCGGTCGCTTGCGCGACGCCGGCATCGAAACCGCTGAGGTCAGCCTGAAACCTCGCGACGACGTCCTGTATAGTTGCCGTGCTCATCGTATCCCATCTCGCGAAGCTGCCGCTGCCACTCCTCGCGTTGCTGGTTCGGGTCGACACGCTTGCGCGGCTCGCCTACCAGGTCGCGGTAAAGATGCTTCACCTTCGGCTGCTGACCTCGCTTGAATTGCCCGAGCATGCACACGAGATGCGCTACCATCCATGCCCGACCACGATGCTCGTCCATCTGGCGATCGCGATGCGCACGAAAAACCGCATCGATCTCCCGGAACGTCAAGTCCCAGAATTCGTGCGGCTTCAGGCCGGCGCATGCCGCCTGGTACAGGAGCTCGTCCCAGTCGTACGGCTCTACGCGTTCGGGATCGCCTCCGGTTGAGCCGGCTCTTTTTTTTCCTGGTCATCGCTCTTGAGTCCGATCGACTGAAAAAGCACCGGGAACAACCGAAGCAAGTCGCCAGGCGAGCACAGATCCATGATCGTGTCCGTCGTCATGTCGGGCTCGTAGCGATGAAAGCCCGCCGCAATGAACTCGATGATCTCTTCGGCAGTCCAGCTCGCCGCCTTGCTGATCCATTCCGTGAAGCCGACCTTCTCGCCGGATCGCACCTGCAGCTGCGTTTCGAGCCGGTGGACGTCTCGGGCAGTCAACGTCCACCGGCGCGGTCGATCCAGCGCCACCTCGACGACGATGGGCCCTCTGTAGGAATTCAGCGGGATCATTCGTCGGCCGCCGACATCGCCCAGACGGTCAGGCTGGTCACCGCGCTGTAGGTGATCGCCAGACGCTGGTTGACGTTGTCGTAAATCGCCTTGGGGAACCCGCTGCGAATCACGTCGCCCGTCGTCGCCGCGACGGAGATCGTCTTGGAATTGTAGGTGATCCACGAGACGCCGGCGAGCTTCTGCGCCGTGACGGTCACGGTGATCGGCGATCCGCTGGCGTTTTTGAACCGCAGGATCACACGCCCGTCGTTCGCCACCTCGTCGCCGCCGGCGCTGGCCGCCGTGCCGCTCGCGACTGAGACATCCGCGCTGTTCGGCTTGAGCAGGGTAAGAGTCGCCATGAGCCACTTCCTTTCAGTTTTCTGGTTTCGATCCTAGAATCACGCGAACGTGATCTGTCCCTTGCCGGCAAACGTCGCCGAGTATTCCACCACGCCGTCGTACGGCATTTTGAACTTCGGGCCATTGAGCGCCGAGGTGCCGTACCAGACCTGCCCATTCGGGGACAGGATGCGAATGCCAACGTCCGCGCCGTTACGGAACGAAGTGAGCAAGAACGCGAGCGTTGAATCGGACTCGTCCACCTCGCCGTCCACGTCGATCGACCACTTCCGGACGGACGAAAGAAAATTCGCCCATCCGAAGTCACTCTTCGATGTGATGTCTACCTGCTCAGCGTCGAACGACACGTCGGCGTTCCGCTGGTTCGCGATCGTCTCCCACGTCGGGGAGATGCTCGTGCCGGTGTTGACCTGCACGAGCCAACTGGTGCCAAGCCCGACAGCCATGATGGCCTCCTTTGGTTAGAGTTGCTGAATGATGAAATCGAACGAAAGCACCATGTGCCGCCTCAGCGTGGCGCCGTTCGTCTCGATCGACGGACGCGCGTCAACGAATACCGGCCCGACAAGCCCGAAGTGCTCGGCCGAAAGATCGAGTGAGAATGCCGACGTCAGCACCTGGCAGATCTGATCCGACACCTCGACGACCTCCTTGGCGCCTTCGTACGACGAGAACACGTCGATGGCCATCGTCGCGGCGAACCGGTTCATCGTCTTCGTCGACTGATTGCGCACATAAGGCGACGGCACGACGACGAAGGGCATCGTCGAGTCCTCAGCGATGAACTCGCCGACGGTCACGTTCGCGACGTCGGCCTTGAGGCGCGTGACAACCGCTTTCTGGATTGCGTTACTTGGCAGTCGTATGTTCCAGCTCATCGAAGGAACGTCGCCTCCGCTGAAGAGATCGACGCTACCGCGTCGGAAAGCGCACGGTTGACGTTCTCAAGGAAGGTGACCTTGACGGCGTCGAATGCCGGCCGGAAGAACTCCTGACGCGGCGTGCCCTTCTGGCCGATCTTCCGGCGCACGAGAAACACCGCACGCGCGAGCATGTAGGGCTTCCCGATTGCTCCGGCTCCCCACCACTTCTCCGGCAAACGCATCGCCTCCACCCACTCAGCGATCGGCGCGTATGGCGGCCACCGGCCCGGCCCTCGCCCGACGAATGGACGTGCGTCGTTTCCCTCGACCCACTTGGCGTACGGCGCGGTAACCTCCGCAATGCCAATGAGCCCCTCGCGTTCGTACCGCGTCGATATCGTGTCGCGCATGTGAGTGTGCGATACCGGCGAGACGGGCGCCAGGCGCTTCGCGGTGGCGCGAGTCCCCTCGGCGGCGTCCCGAATGTACTGCACCATCGAGGTGCGGGTACGAGTGATCACCTGCCGCAAGTTGCGCTCGAATTCCTTGACGCCCGTCACGGTGACGCTCACGTTGTGATCTCCTCGCAGATCAAGTCGATCGTTCGATCGCGCTCGTCGCGGTTCACGACGCTCCGGACGTAAAGACGGCGCGATCCCATGAGGATCGAGTGCCGACCAGAAATACCCGTCTTGTGCCGGATCGTTACGCGATGCGTCGTGTGCCCAAAGATGGCGCCGGCCTCGAAGGCCTCCGAGCCGGACAACGGCACCACCTCCGCCCAGACGTCGCCGCCGATGATCGTCGCCCAAGATGGCGCGTATCCGCCCTGCCCGTCACCGGGCGTGCGCACTGGCGCCTGAATCGATACGCGGTGCCTGAGCTTCCCGGCGTTCACATCCAGATCACTCGATAGGGGTCCATCATGGCCGACAACGCCAACGGAACCTGCGATCGCTCGCCAACGGTCTCCGCCAGCGGCTCGCGGTTCTCGTACCAGTGCGCGACCGTCCACATCAAGCCGCCGCGAATCTGAGACGGCACGCTTCCGGCCGTCGTTCCGTACCCGACAACCAAGCGAACGACCATCGCGTTGTAGTCGCGTAGCCCGCTTGGCCAGGCCTGGCCGGCCCGCAGAATCAAGCGCTGCGGAGTCGCGTACAAGTCGACCGCGTACGTCGCGGCATCCATTGTGACGAGCGTGTCGTCGATCGAGTATGACTTGACGTAGGTGACCGAAGATACCGGCGCGACGGGCAGCTCCAGGCGTGCGCCCATCGGCGTGAAGTCGTAGTAGACGTCCATCGTTTGCTGAATGAGCCTCCGACTGAGCTTCCCCTCCCAGTATCGGGTCGCCTTGCGGATCAGCCCGAGCAGGTAGGCGTCCTCGTCGTTGTCCGTCTTGCGCAGGTGCTCCTTCAACTCGTCGAGCTCTAGCGGCTCGATCGCCGGCGCAGTGATCGGCACGATGGAATAGCAGCACTCGCCGTCACTCATCGGAGCCACCTGATCTTGTTGCCCTTCGGGGTTCGGTCCATCTTGTCGTCGCTTGGCCTGTACGGCTCGATCTCGATTGCTTTCCCTGAGTTCACCAAGGGAACTGCCATCGGCTGGGGAAGCTCGTATTCTTCCCCAGCCGATAGCAGGTAGATGCCCGTGTCGTCAAAGACCAGCGCGTTGCGGATCATGCGACACGTCATCATCGCATCACGGACTGGACACTGGGTTGTGACGCGCGGTGCTGCGAATCACCCCGGCGCAGTAAACCGCGCCAGTCGTCGTTCCGGCTGCCGTGCAGACGACGCGGATGTACCTTTTACTCCCGCGGTACCCGAAGGTGAACCCGGCGTTGTCGTGGCTGGCCGTCGTGTCGATGACCGGCGCAGTCCCCACGATGTCCGCCGCTGCCACAGCGGTCCAGTTCGAGTTATCCGCAGACTCGTCGATGGAAAACGTTCCGGTCCCGTCCGTGACGGTTCCCGTGAGCACGATGACCGTCGCGGACTCGTACCCGAGCAGATCCACCCCCGACCCGGTCGCGGTCGCGGCTCTCGCGGCCGCGGGGACGATCGAGACGTCCGCGCCCATCATCGTCGCATTGTCTTTAAGCGCCATGAATGAACTCCTTCTTGTGAATCTCTTGTTGGTCTGATCTCAGCGCGATCAGTTCGCGATGCCGTACTTGATCGCCTCGGGCAGAACGACCTGCCCGCCAGTTCGCATCTCGTGGTAGAAGAGGATGAACCCCTTCGAGGTGATGTTGTCACGCACCACCACGATCTGCGGCTTGTCGACGATCAGGTACGCGCGCGCGAGGTCGCCGACCACGATGCACTTGTTGCTCGATCCGGCGGTGTACGCCGGCATGTCGACCATCTCGATGTACGGCCGGCCCATGAACGACGGCGGCGAGCTGACCGTGAGGCCAGGTTGCCACAGGTAGTCGCCGCTGGTCGTGCCCTTGACCTTGCGGATCTTCCCGGTGGTCGTGCGCAGCCAGAGCCACGTCGCGTTCGCGGCGTACGGGGCCGGCACGGAGTAGAACAGGTCCATGATCTTGTCGGGATCGATCGCGCTGGAAGTCGTCAGGTTCGTAGTCGAGACCGAGGCGTTCGTCGCGATGCCCTCGGGCATGTTCAGGCCAGTGCCAGTGATGAAGTCGGTGTTCGTGTCGACGCTGAGCCGTTCGACGATCTTCTCGGTGATGTACGACTCCAGGTTGAACGCGGGATCGTCGAGCATCCACTGCGTCGCGGCCGGCATCGCGTAGTACCCGTGCACCGGGATCTTCTCCAGCTTGAACTGGCCGGAGGTGGTAGTCGAACGCGTCGCACGTTCCGAAACCCGCCCGGAAGAGAAGTTCGTATTCTCCACGGGCAGCTCGAAGACGTTGCCGACCGACAGCGTCTGCAGGCTTGCGTACTGCCTGATCGGAGAGGTCTCGATCAGCTTGCGCAGCACGGTGGATGAGAGGACGTGCGGAACCAGGTACCCGCCGTCAACGCCGGAATCCGTCGCGAAGTCCTTGCGCTCGACAAGGATCTTCTCCTCGTCGGCGGACAGCCGGCCCTTGCGCAGGTATTTGAAGTAGGCGTTCCGGATGCGCTTCTCCTCATCGCTCGGCTGGTCCGCCGCGTCTGAGAAGTGCCCGCGGTTTTTCCAGGTCTCAAGCTGGTCGATGCGCTCCTTCTGCGCCTTGATCTCCGCGGCCTGGGTGTCGACGAGCTTCTGCAGGGAAGCCTCGACCTTGTCGACCTTCTCCTTGGCTGCGGCGCTGGCCTCGCCGTTCTTCTTCGACTCGGCAGACAACGCATCGTTCGCCGCCTTGAACGACGCGAACGTCGACTTGATGTCTTCGTGCAGTTCTTTCAGATCCATTGCTTGGCCTCTTTCCTAAGAGCGTAAACCTTGAGTTCGTCCGCAAACGACCGCACCAAGGCGACTTCGTCGCGCTCGGTGTCCTCCGGTCCGTGTCCATCGGGATTCTCGCTGTCGCCGAGCGGGTTTCCCGCGCCATCGGCGATGAGCCCTTCCCGATACAGGTAGGACTTCAGTTCCTGCAATTCCGCACGAAGCTCCACGATCTCGTCGCGCGACTTCGCCGACGTGACAAGAGCCTCGGGGTTCATTCCGTAATTGACCACACTGACCTCGTAGAGCTTCAATTCCTTGAGCACGCGCACGCCGTTGTCCATGTGCCACTTCGAGGCGTCGTAGGCAAAGCTCATTGCGTCGAGCGCCGGGCGAGAAAAGCCCGGCAACGGCACCATCGACTGCCGGATCTCTTGAGCGAACGGCGTGTTGTGGAATGCCGCGCGCACGGCGAGCCCCTTGGAATCCTCGGAGACCTTCGCCATGCCGACCGGCACGCTGCGATCGTCGTGGAACGCCAGGACCTTGATCTCGCCGCCCAGGTACTTGATCGTCTTCTTGAAGGCGCCCGGCTCGATCCGATCGCCGCCGAGATCGACGTTGCCAACGACGGCCGCGTGACCCTCGAAGCCACCGTAAGGCGCGAACGACGTGTCCTTCAGTTCACGAAACTCGGATCTGAGGATTAAACGTTCCATGTTCACTCGGCCTCTTGAAAAAGTAAGTAGCAACGGCATCGGATCACGTTTTCGATCGACGCGCCGTGCGATGTGTCTGTCGGGAATTCCATGAGGTCCGGCCCGACGTGAAACAGGCCGTCGGACGCTACGGCCTGGCCGTCTGCCACGATGTGCCAGTCCCGGACGCGATCGTCGCGTTGCGACAGCCAGACCTTTTGGTACGTCTTACCGATGCTGTCCGCGCCATGAATCGCGCCGGCGTTCATTGCGGTGCCGACTTCCGTCTCGGCGATCATGTCGGGCCGGGTCGACTGGAACTGATCCTTGTATAGCGATTCGACCTTTTGAGCGATGACCTCGGTCGAGTCGCCGTTCATGATCCCGTCGAAGATAACTCGCTTGATCTTGTCAGAGCTGGTCTCGGCGATCAGATCGGCGCGTTTCGAGGTCAACGCCCCGAAGTACGCGCGCATGTCACCCAGCGCTGTCGACAGGTCCTTGAGTTCGATCGACTTCGACGAGTTTTGCTTGCGGATCTCGTCAAAGAAAAACCGCCCGACGCGCTGGTACGTCGTGCGAAGCAAGCTCGCAATGCGCGTCTTGCCGGCCTTGACCGCGAGGTCTGCCTTGACGCCGCCCTCCTGCGGTGTCCGGCCGGCCTTGAATGCCCGCATCACGCGTTCGCGTTCGCTCGCGAACAGCGCGGCGAATCGCTTGGCGGTTTCCGACTCGAACACCCGGCGCTTGGCGTCGGCAGATCGCCAGTATGCGGTTTTCTGCTCGGCCGTCATCGGCTGGAACGCCTTGATCGCGCCGCCCGACGGGGCGCTGGCCGCCTCGCTGGGTGCCGCGTCCTGGACTGACGGATCGGCCGGCGGCTCGTCCTGTGGCGTGCTGGTCGGCTGAGCGAACGCACGCTGCGCGAGCACGGCGCGCGGAACGTCCGCGTCGACCTCGGTGGACGGCTCGAAGCCCGTCGCCTCGCGCTGCTCATTTAGCGAAAGCCAGTCCGCCGAGCCAATGCGCATCCATACCTGTGCACGATCCTCTTGGAGCGCGTCGATCGAGTCGCGGTCGTAACACAAGAGGAGATCGGAACCGAATTTCGGCACAAGCCACGCATTCAGCTCGGCGGCCCAGTCGTCCATGATCGGCAGAATCGTCTCGGCATAGAAACTCTTTCGAGCCTCCTGATAATTCGAGTTGTGAACGCACACATGATCGGCAAAGAAGCAGTGCGTCCCCTCGACCTCGATGTCGTAGACGTCCTCGGCGTCCAGCTCCTCGATCTTCGTGATCCGCATAAACCCACACCCATCGGGTGGTGAGAGTGGGTCTGTTAACCCGGAGCCGCATGAATTCGCATCCCTGCCCAATTGGTTCCTGTTCCTCAGCCGATGGTCGTCCTGTGGATCCCGGCTCCCGATCTCTGCGTTTTTGTTGGGCTGTGTCAGCGTCACCACGGATATCTCGTGGGTACTCATGTCTCCGTTCGGAAGCCTGCAAGTGCGCGTTGACCTTGAGACTTTTCCAGTCTGTATCCCAAGACCAAGGCAGAGATCCCTGACGTCGAGTGCGAGATCGTTGTTGACGGACGCATAGGAGATCACCCCTCGCTTGTCTACAGATCCGTCGGTATCGCAAAGACCACGCAAGAATGACAACCGGAACGATCGACACTGGGAATGCACCCACTGTGGAACTCTCTTCGTGTGAGCGTTTCCGAGGAGCCCCAGACGACCGAGGAACTCCACCGACTTCTTGGACGAGAACCTGAACTCCCGGTCATACTCCTGGATCGTCAGCTCTCTACCAGCTTCGGCCTGGAACACTTCCGGGACGAGATCTCGGTAGAAGTCCCGAACCGGCCCGGGGTTACCTGCCATTGAGACTACGGCATTGCTGCTCCCGTATATCTTTGCGAACCCGTCCCCAAGAAACGCACCGAACCATTCAGCCGAATTGTCGCTGAACTCCTGGCCTGACCCCACTTCTGGATAGCTCTTGGCGACGACTACGATGTCTCCTACGCGCAGTTCCTCGGCAGCTCGGTAGCACAGGAACTCTTTCACAGGCGACGTCTTCGTGCCCCCGTCCTTGGACCTATCACGAATCAAGATCGGGTGATTCCCTGTTGCCCGGATTGATCGTCCTTGGCCTGATAGTCGAAGCAGCTTCTTCCGGCCAGTGCACCCGGACTTGGTGACGACGCCGGCCATGATCCTGGACTGATCCTCCGTCAACGACCAGACGCTATCCCCAACGTTGATCTCGTCGATCCTGACAGGGCCTCTCGGTGTTGACACTCGAGTGTCTCCTGGCAGACAGTAGGTCTTTGACTCGCTGTCGCCGATCAGTTCTGGCGGGACGCAAAAAATCTGGCAGATCTCGCGCTTCGTGAGCTTCCGGCCCTGCAGCCAGTCCATTTCAAGTGCCGTGCGCGTGAAGTCGAGCCACTCCCAGTCGCCTCCGAGGATCATCGGCCGGCGTGCGTTGTCTGGCCCGAGGTACCGGTCCTCGAACAGCTCCTTCATCCGGTTGAGTTGCTCCGCGGTGTAGTCCGCCTTGATCTTGATCGCGCCGGGCGGGACGCCCGAGTTCGCCAGCACGCTGCGGTTCCACGTCGTCGCGGCCTTGTCGGTGGCGATGACCTGCGAGCCTGCGCGAATGCGCGACATCCCGTAGAAGTCGTCGCGCGGCGAGAATAACTTCCAGTGATGCATGTGCAGCACGTCGAACCGCGTCGTCTTGCCGGCGATCGTGTAGGCGTAGCCGGATACTAGAGACTTCTGGTCGCCGGCAATGACCTGCACGCGGTCAGGCCGAATGGAGTAGAGCTCGAGGGGCGGAGCCAACGGGCTGTCCGGTCCGACCGACTCGGTGTACGCGTTCCCGGTGATCTCGCGATACGCGACCTGCGCAAAGGTGAACGATCCGCCGGCCTGCATCGGATTCGGGCGAGCGAGAAGCGACAACAAAGGATGCTCGTCGTACTCAGTCGTCTTGGACTGGTCGTACAAGTCCCAGGAGATCCCGGCACATGCGCGTGCGACGATGTTCACGCACGCGTACACGGTCGCGCTCGACTCGTAGGCGTACGACTGCGCCTCGAGGTTGTCCATCGGCTGGACCTCGCGTTGCCCACCGAGGCTCATCACAATGGAGCCAGTCGTGGCGCTGGCCTTGCGACCGAACAGCCGATCAATGATCCCGAGTCCGAATCGCATTGTCACACCATCATCGGTGGGGTTTTCATGAGGCCGACATAGACGCCGTCCGACAGCGTGTCGACGATGTCGTCGTGGTTCGCTTCGGGGAATCCGAGCAACTCGTCCTTCAACTCGCGCAGGTATGGCGCCTCGCGCAGGAACCAAACGTTTCCGCCTTCCATTCGGGCCGCAAGGGGCAGTGCACGTGCGATCTTGTCCTTGTCTCGGTGGAGCTCCCGGACCGGCAGGCCGCTGCGGCGTGCCTCCTGGATCAGCACCAGTTGGTATCCGACCGACTCGATGAAGATCTCTTCGGGCCGCCAGCGCTCGCACATCCTGCGGAGCAACGGGACCTGGTCCGGACCCTGCATTCGCACGGCGACGCAGTCGAGATGGATCAGGTCCTTCTGCGGCGAGACGTCGAACGCCGAGACGACGGTCCGATCGGCGGACGTCTTGACGCTCGCGGCGAGATCCATCGTCAGAAACCGACGGCACTTGGCGGCATCAATGACGCGCTCCCCGAGTCGGTGCATGCCGCCCGAGGTCTCGTAGTACCGGAACCACTCCTCACGGATCAAGCCGCCAGTCGCCGTGACGAACTCGGCCCCGTATTCCTGCGCCCAGGCGAATGAGCCCATGTCGGCGCGTGCCTCGAGTTGCTCGCTGACGGGTACCGTATACTCCGTCGTCTGGCTGCGCCATGCCGACCAGCCGCTTTGCGACTCGGCGCGCAAGAACAGGTCGTAGAACCAGTTTTTGCCACGCGGCGTCGTAATGAACCACGCCCATCCATTGCGGTCGCCCAGCATGGGGCGCACTTGCTGCGACCAGATCTCGGGCGGATACGTTGCGCACTCGTCGAGCACGACGCCGTCCAGGCCGTCGGACAGCAGCGAGTCGGGCCGCTCGGAGGACTTGATGGTGATGGCGCCTGCCCCGAATCCGCAGTCTGGCAACTCGATGCGCTTGTCGACTTCGCTCTTCGAGGTCCAGCACCCTTTGAGCGCGCGCTTGAGCAGCCGCCATACGACCTCGGAGACGCCGTAGTCCTTCGTGACCCACCAGACATTCGCGCCGGTGATCGCGCCGCGCCATTGGCGCTGCCCGTCGTCGAGGCGTGGCCCATGCCCGTCGACCACGGCGATGAGCCCCATGAGCGTCTTGCCCCAGCGCCGTCCGTGACAAGAGACTTTGAAGCGCGCCGTGTCCAGCAACTCCTCCGTCTGGTGCGGATGCGGACGCGGCAAGGTGATCGTCAGTGGTCTATCGGCAACGGTCATTGCGGGAACTCGGATTCCTTCAAGCGGTTGTCCCAGTCGTTCTCGTATTTGATCTCGACGTGCCGGACGGTGGCATTGATGTCTATGTTCTGTTGGACGTTCTGGTCAATGCGCAGCGCAGCCTCGAGGCCGAAGAGCTTGTCCATGCGAGCGCGTGCCTGCATCCGGATCTCCATCGGGACGCGTTCGTCCGTCACGATCTTGCGGTACCAGGCAATCGAGTGGCTCTTGAGCTCGCTGCTAGAGTACCCGAGCTCGTCGAGCAGGTACTGCTTGGCACGCCGAAGGTAGTCGTCGGCGGTTCCGCGCCCGATGCCCTCGGCCTTCATGATGGCTTTCTTGATCTCGCCGCGATAATGGCCGCGTGCCATGAGGTCGACCGTCAACTTGAGGCGCCGTTCAAATACTTCGCGGGTTACTTTCATGGCGTCCTCGCAATGCGCACCTGCACGACGGCCGTCATGAGTAGCGTGTGCGACAAGGACGTCGTGCCGGTAAGCGTCACGGTGTAGTCGATGTCCTGCGTGCCGCCCGACAGGGACACCTGCACGATCGAGCCGCTCGTGCCGGTGACTGAGGCAGACAATCCAGCCGGCGAGACGACGACGGACCCGTTCGTCATCGTCTCGCCAGCCGAAAGATCGTGCGTGAAGTCCCAGTTGTCGAGGAACGATTCGGTCGGTGCCTTGATGATGATCTGCCGAGCGAGCATGGATCAGTCCAGCGTGATCGTGAAGTTGCTGGCGGCAAATGAGAACGTGTCGCCGTTGTTGACCGTCTTCGATGCCGTGAGGTCCGCCCAGAGAAGCATGTTTCCGGCGCTCGAGGCGTCGAACAGCGCGGCCGACTGGATCGTGCCCCAGTTCCCCGTCGCCGTCGTGAAGGTGATGGCATTGGCGTTCGTCGCCGAGCCGGACGATGCGGCATTCCAGTCCGCGCCGGCCGTCGACTTGCGGGCATACGATCCGCCCGAGACCTCCGTGAAGGTCCCGGCGTCGGTGGACATCGCGGTGGTCGACAGCCCGACCCAGACCGACGGCATCGCGAACGACGTCTTCCCAGTCAGGTGGTCGATGATCTTATTCTCGGCGTAATTGCTAGCACTACCGGCCATAGGATTCCGTGCTCCTTCGTGAAGAGGCTTCGATGATTCGTCCTGCGGCCGGAGCCGCGTCGATCGTGCCCGGTACACCCGGCACAAACTGAAAAACTGTCGCCGTGACGCCGAACAATAGCGTGCTGGTCGCTGAGCCTCGCAGTTGCAGCGTCGCGGCCACCACCAGCGCGGCAAGGATGTCTGACTCGCAGGTGCCCGTGAACACAATGGCGCTCGTTGCGGACGTCGCGCAGACGATAGCGACCGATGCGAACGCGCCGCGCGTGACGGCCCCGGCAGCCGCGTCGCCCAGCACGATGGCCGAACTGCAGACGCCGGATGCCACGATGTTGCCGGCCGATGTGGGGGCGAACGACAGCGCGGCCGTCGCCGTCCCGGTGATCGTGCCGCCAGCGGACGCGGTGGATCCGAGCTGAAGCGCGGACGACGCCGTGCCGGCCAGCTTGAGGACGGCGGCCGCCGAGCCGGTCGATAGGATGTCCGACTGGGCGGTTCCGTTGATGGCGCCGGCCGCGGCAGCT